TTGTAAGCACTAAATAAGTTTGCTTTGGCACCAATTGCTTCAACAGGATAATCAACAGGATACTGTGAGTCCCCTCCTAATTCTACTGTTAGTACTCTTTTTTCAATCTCACCTTTTTGAGTTTGAATGGTTTGTGCATCTGAGATTTCCTTGATGCGTCCTTGTAATTCTACTGAATTTGACATAATTAATAATTAAAGTGTTATATATATTCAGAGGTATCTAAACCTCTCGCCTGAAGATATTCCAGGACTTCACAGACAATGATATCAACATTATCTATTTTCGTTGCGAGAGCATCGTCTAACTCTCTTAATTTTTTTACTTCTTCTTCTGTATTATCAACCGATACAATACTTACATGGTCTTCATTATGTTCTTTAAGTAACTTATCTATAGTTGGTATTCTAAGTTTATATTTAACAGGCATGTCTTCCATTTATGGTGTGTTTATAATCTTGTTTTGAACAAGCATTTCTATTAATTCTAACATATCTTCTTTGTATAAAATACAATATTGTTTTCCTCCTGGAGCCTTATGAAATACAATAGGAATATCTGTAGGTTTAATATCCATATCCGCTAAAACCTTTTTGTATTGTGGGTTTCTCTTATAGCATTTTGCCTGTACTACAAAATCCCCTGTGTTCATAAGATCAATTCCTTTGTCGTCTAACATTTTAGATCCATACCTTGATGTTACGCACTCCGTAAAACCTAGGGCTTTGAAGTCCTTTACTAATTCTCTCTCATAATTGTGACCTTTTGTTCGGTTAGTGTTTGCCATATTTATTAAATTCATTATAGACATATACCATTTTGTTCTTTACAAAAGTCTTGATGTCCGTATACTCTACTGATGCATGAAATCCTTGATACAATAAATAGTAATCATTACCTTCAGCATTAGGCCTAATAAAATAGTTTTCTTTATTTGGAACTATTTCATCTAACATAGCAATTCTAAGAATGTTATCACCTGTTTCAAATTTTTTATGTTTACCTATGTGGCTTCCCCAATTATTTCTACTCCAAGTAACCTTAAAAAGGTTTTGTTTATTGACCTTTGAATGTTGGAAATTGCCCATTTTTTGTTTCGATTTCGCCATTATTATATTCTGAATAACATGTTGTGTCTAAATTATATTTAAATTCTTGCATACCTGTTTTACCTGTAAACCTCCATCTCACTTTCCAAACATGTACTTCTACTAATTCTTTTTCAAAGTCTCTGTAAACTGTAATGCCATTGTCAACCTTATTGAAGAAATGAGAAGAGCCACTTACGCTGTAACCTGAAGCGACTTCAACCTTCCCATTTTCTTTCTTCAATTTTTGGGGGTGAGCAACCAAAACTACCCCACAGTCATATGCTTCTTTGAATATTTTAATCTTTGATAATTGTAAACCTGTGTATTGATGTTCATTCATGCCTCGCTCTATCTTATGCTCTACGAATGCCCAATTATCTATTATTAAACAATTTATACCTAGTTTTTTAACTAACTCTTTACCTTTGTTTAGTATACCTTCTACAGTTAGATCATTATCTTTTAAGTTTATAAAAAAGAAATGTTTATTAATGAAATCTATTGCAGGATCTAATTCTTCTGGTTGCAAACTATCTACAGATCCTTTACCAAATTTCTTTCCTGCATATTTTTCTATAAGTTCTGCAACGTGAACTTTTATTGGTTGCTTTTCAGCAGAAAAAACACCAAACTTCCATCCTTTTTTTGCAAGTTCTATTACTACTTGATCTACAAAACTTGATTTACCATGACCAGGAACACCTGTAACTAAAGTAAACTCTGATGGCCTCCAGGACATTAATTTGTCAAAACTTTCATAACCTATAGTATCACCTTGAGGCATACCATAATTGTATAAATTGTGTATTTCAGTTCTAGAGTCAGAAGCCTTACTAACTCCTTCTAAAGGAAATGGTTTAGCGTTATCAATACAGTTTACTAATTCTTGAGCACCTCTTTTAAGTAATACATCATTTGCATCTTTACAACCATCAGGAAAATTAACTAACCATATTCTGTCCTTACCTATTCTTCTTGACAACTCATCACGAAGTTTAATTCCTGGAGCATCATTATCTAATGCAAGATATATTTTTTCTTTATTTTCAAACTCATCAATACTATTGTCTAAGTATGTTAAGTTTTGATTTCCAGTTGAAGCACCGTTAGGTACAGAACATGCAAACATAAGTCTATCTTGTTGTAAGCCTGCTTCATAAAATGCCATCGCATCAAACTCTCCTTCAGTAATTATACACCAAGATGAATCTTTAATAACATCAAGGCCATACATGATTAATTCTGATCCTTTATTTAATTTAAAATTCTTTTCAGAGTCTCTAAATTTAATATTGATCCTTCTACCCTTTCGTATGTAATTAAATTGAATTACAGCCCTCTCAGACTGTACCTGAGGCATGTACTCTACTCCTTCAGTAACTCCAAAATATCCTATAGTATTTTCATTAATACCTCTACCCTTGAAAAAAGATAAAACTTTATCAGATAATGGTACTGCTCTGACAGTTGGCATTTCATATTCTGTAACGTACTCAGCAACCGATCCATTATCTCCACAATGATGACAGTAGTATGTACCTGTTTCTACCCATACTCTTAAACATTTTTCGTTCTTATTTTTTCTCCTAGTATGAGAACACTTTGGACAAGTGGTTTTTTGAGGCTCGGTGCCTGTGTTACTCTTGACATCGATGCCAAGTGCTTGCAGTTTAGATAAATTGTCTGTCATATTATTGCTATATTCTTTCTGTTGGGGGTGACCTTACTCATTGTCTCCCACTCTGTATATTGTATTAAGTATTTTTCTATAAATTTTTTCCCAAATATTACCTCAGGAGTAACTGAGGATTGATACTTTTGACTCCAATTATCTTTACACCACATAAATACTTTAACCATGATTGATCCTGTAATTGGTTGTCCGTTAAACTTTTTCGATAGAATGCTCTTAAATCTTTTTTCATATGTCCTTGGAACGTACTTATTTCCGTACCTTTCATTGATATAATTAATAACATTCGCACATACTTCCTGGTACTCAAGGGAAACACTATCATCATTTTTATTATCTGATACAGCAATTTTAAACCAAAGCGGTGTAGTTCTAAACTTTGGGTGTGCCTTTGTACCTATGTTCTCAATTAAACTTTTATCTAATAACTCTGATATATATCTACTCATGGTTCTAGAAGAAGAATTTAATTGGTCTGCTAAATCTGACAGCGTAACATCACAGTAACCTTTATGTGACGTATATTTATATATAAGATCACACAACATATATGCTACAGGAGACATGTCTTGTTTCCTTAATACATCATATATAATTGTTGTTGATCTGATCATATAAGTAAAAGTTTATGATAAAATAAATCAGTATTCTTTTTATTTCTATGAGATTCAAGTCTACAGTTCAAAGTAACTATTCCATTAATTTTAAAATCTTTAGTTTTTTCTATATGCTCATCCCAACAATTTATAGCAAGGTATGAGTCTTCTAAAGTTTTAAGCCAAACAGTCACGAAAGAATGATTGCCTTCACCTTTAACTTCTTTTGGTTTAGATATATACTTGATCTGTCCTAAAACTTCTATATTCATTTAATTTTATCTTTAATTATTTCTGCTAAAGAAATTGTTTTACTGTGTTCTATTCTAATGTGGTTCAACAACAAATTTGTTTTAATATAAAATGCTTTTGCTGTTGTGCTAGGTTCTTTCTTATTGAAATAATCGTCCAGAATTGAAAGAAATTTTTCCTCCAGAAACTCTACATGATCTAAATCTTCTGATAAAAAATCTGCAATCTTTTGTGAAGAAAAATTAAACATCTTAGAAATACCTATAAAAATGCAAACTCCAAAATATGAATTGCCTTCTATAACTGAATCTACTTCTAATGTGTGTCGGTTTTTCACCGCTAAATTATGTAATATTCCTTTTTTTATATCTTTTAATTCCATGTTAAAAATTTACTTTTTCTTTTGGCTTGTACCTTACATTAAATGTTTTACCCCAAACTATTTTACCATTATCCCCAAAGCATACTTCTTGAGCACCTCTGTGAATTAAGATCTGTTTGATGTTTTGCATCGCCAATTGTTTGTTTGCTTTTGCAATTTTTTCTTCGTCTCTTGATTCTACATATTTTTTTGTTAAAGAAACAAGTTCTTCATCTGAATCAATTTTAACTCTATCAACCATTGCCTTGTGCTTTTCTGATAAAAACTGATCAAGATCAACTTTGTATTCATCTTCAACATCAGGCTCTAAATGAGATATAAGTCTATATTTTTCGTTAGTGTTAATTACTTCACCTTTAATATCAATTATATTTCTTGCCTCCTGGACACTCATATAAAAACGCTCTGCTTCTTCTAAAATAGTTTCTTGAATATTAGGGTTTGCTTCTACAGTAAATACATCCATGTGTCTACCATCTTTCAAAAAAGCAAACTGTCCGTATTCATAACCCAGGACAAGCATGTACAATTGGATCTGTGCAATGTAATATGGAGGAATTCCACCTGCCCATTTATCAGCATTATAGCCTGATATAGTTTTTATCTCTAGAACCCCTTTACCTTGTTGTTCATCGTGGCTAGTGATCTGTCTGTCGATATTGGCAAACAAAAAAGGATATTTAGGATTTATGAAAATAGAATTTCTTCTAATTGATTTTCTTAACTTAGTGTTTGATTGGTAGTTGTTTATCATTTCAATTGGATCTCCTGTCCAATACTGCCACAAATCAGCAACATAATCTTCAAGTAGTCGACCATGAAACATAATTTCATTGTCTATGTTTTTAATGTTTGCGGTTCCTACTGATTGATTCCATCTTGTTATTTTAGATGTCCAAGGATTTAATCCAAGTAATGTAGATGCGTCAGAACCTCCGACCATTCCTTTGTATACTAAACTTTTTCTAAGTTCTACCCATTCCTGGTAGGTTAATTTTGCTGTTGGTATTCTTTCAATTTTACTCATATTTTATAGGTTTGTTTTAATGCAGTTCTTATTAATTGTGACACGTTCATATCACTTTTTGATGACACATGAATTAAACTTTGTACTTCACTAGGTGTAAGTCTAAATGTGATTCTGTTTGATTTTTTTTCTATGATATCTCCTCTATCCATTTCTATTTGTTAAAAAAAGGGAGGGCGGTATAAAGTGCTTGAGGACCGATCTCACACTTATACATTTACCTGTTGTTGGTTTAACCCTCCCTTATGGTTTACTTTTTCTTGGCTTGTTTAATAGCCACTTTTGATTTCTCAGCGTTTATTAAAGATTTTAATTCTTTAACTTGATCGCTTGTAAGTACATTTTTGTTTGCAGGAAGTCTAGCCTCAACAACAGAATAATCAACAGGAACGTGTGCCTTCATGTTTTCAAAAACACTAGCCTGTTCCTGGGCTTTAACTTGTTGTAGTTCTTTGGCATCATCTTCATCCATAATACTGTCTTCAGCACTATCGACAATGCCTAATATAAACAAGGCTCTGTTTAATGCTCCTGACTGACATTTTTGAAATGAAAATGGCTCTGTAGTTCTTTTGTGAGCAACTCCATCAGCAACAGGATTTTTGTCAGGATCTAAAACTATTCCCTTCATGACGACAATACTATCGTTCATGTCAATTATCTCTGTATTTAATGAATAACCTTCAACTCTGAAGTAATCGTTGAAGTAATTAAGTCTTTCGACCCATGGCACTATTTCTATGCCTCTACCAATTGTTGTTTTTTTTAGTTTTCTTTTCAGTTTTCCCATGTTTATTTTTTATTATGTTATTTAGATAAAAGTTTACTATGTAATATTTTCTTGCGTGAAACAAGATAGATTCCCAATCGAATATCCAATCCTTAATTCTTCTTTGCATACATATATCTTCGTGATGTGTAAGCATAAATAATTTAAAGTCTCGTAGTGGAAACCTTTTACGATCATGAATGATCTCGCTATTTTCGTAGTCAAATCTGACCATCTATTAAGTGGATTTATCATGTCGTGGTTGTTTCCCTCGAAGGTAAGACATTTTTTTATATTTGCACCATCGTACGTCAAATAAATTTATGATTTTATTAACATTCTACTGTTAAGTTCTTGTTTTTTTAATGATTCTGTATTACTATGACTAACATATCTATAGAATGCTTCAGATCCATTTGCGTGACCTGATATCCTCCTTACTTCTATTTCACTCAAACCTTTTGATAAATGGTATGTGATGCCACTACTTCTTAACTTATGAGGTGTAATCAAATCATATAAAAATTGTTGTGATGGAATTGGATTTCCTTCATGATTAAAATTATACACAGTTTTAGATTGCATGAACTCAGGATAAAATTTTAATAATTCTTTTAGTTCTCTTCTAAATGATTGTAACGACCAGGAAAAAGTTCCGTTTTTTGCTATATAACTATTTACATCATCAGGTAAATAAAAAGTAGATATAGATCCCATTCCTTTTTTTGTAATGATTGTAACAATATTGCCATCACTTGTTGCCTGAAAGTTTGTAAGGTCTGATATTCTCATACATGAATACAACATTAGCCTTGTGTAATACCATACGTTTTCGAATTCAATACCAGGATTATTATTATGGATCATTTCTACTTGGTCAGGTGTAAGTGCAATGACTTCTGTTTGTAACTCCCTCATAGACTGTAGTTTAGGAAACAAATAACCGTAGTAAGATTCTGCTTTTTTTAAAGTTGATCTAACATTTTTTAAATGTGCTTTCCTTGTGTTAGGATGTTTACAGTCATCAAGCATAAGGTTGAGGTATCCATTTACTTGGCTTTGTAATTTCCTGGTGACCTTCAATCTATCCCTTCTGTTGTTGACATTGTTTAGATCTAACTCTTCAATATTAAAATTATACTTATAACTTTTCATACCGTTGAGCAGTTGCCTATAAGATTTTATAGTAAGTGGTGAAAATCTTTTACCGTAGTTAAGTATTTCTCCTTTGTCCAGGAGATCTATAACGTCAGTAAGTAAATATAAAAATGTGTTTTTCTTCATAGAAATATGCTTTAATAATTAAACAAATCAGGTTGTTTTTGCAGTTTGAATGATAGCCTCATACTGATTGTACAAGGCATTAGGTTGTAGTCCCTAGGGGACTTTGCCTATCTTTCAACTGTTTATAATCTCATCTATATTTTCAGACAGCCTGCCATAGTATTCAATTATACGACATGACTCCTCAAATTGTAGTGGAGATAGACCTGTTTTCTTTTGATTTAATGTACTCTTTTTAGTTTTAGAGCCATATATATATTCACATACTTCTGTAGTAGGTACACATGGAATTTGTAAAAGACGAAATGCTTTTGCTTTTAATACGCTATGCGTACGATTCCTTGTTGATTTCAGTTTCATTTTTGTAGTTATCATTATTCTAATTTAATTATATATTTGTTTAGTTGCAAGAACCTTTTCTAAAGTTTGGTTTAAATGTTTTGAACAGCCTGAATCTTTCATAATCTCTTTTATTACAGAATTACTTACTGTGTAGAACATTCCAACTATATACTGGTCGCTTCCTTTTACAAATTCTTTTAAAGTTTTTTCGTGAACAGATTTAAGATCTTCATATTTATTTTTAATTGTTATATAGTCGCTTAAAAATTCAGAAGAATCTATTTTGCTTTGCAGATCAATATCATCCATTAAAAGAATAACCGCTTCATAATTATCCCTGAATTGACGATCTGTAACTATAAGATCATCAAATTGTCGACAGCCATATAAAACTGTAGCATGATCTTTGCCAACTAAATTACCTATTTTCATAAATGTAAGGTTAAGTAATTCTCTGCAAATTTTAAAAAGCATAAATCTAGCATCGACATTTGCTCTGTATCTGTCTGTTGATAATGGATCTGCTTTAGTTACAATTTTTATTGCGTTCACTATCTCCTTGATATCTTTTTGTATCCTATTCATTTGTTGTAAGTTAAGGGTTATTAATTATGCGTTTTGTAGTACACTTTTCCCAATCTCTTGTGAAATATTCCATGTGTCGCTCCAATATTCTTTAGATCTTTTTATTGATCCAGGATCATTGTCTTCAATTTCATATCTTGAAGGAACAGTTACAAAAATATTTACTTTGATTGAGTGTTGAGGAAGGTGACATGCTCCGCTTTTTAATGCTTCTTTGCATTTCCTGGTAGAGGTTCCACCTATTCTCCATGCCTCACCTGAGTTGATAAGGTCTTGTATTAATTGGTATCCGAATTGCTTTTGCAACTCTTTTATTTTACTTTCGTTCATAATAGTAGTTTTTTTTTTCAGTTAAAATTATCGTCTGACAGGGCTAAATTAACATATTAGTCTGACATACCAAAATAATTTGTATCCGAAATTGAATCATCGTTCACCTTGGGGTGACCTAATAAGTTCTGTTTACCTCTTATATTATGGAATAAGGTATATATAAAATCATCACTTGCTCCAGGATATAAGGTTTTAATGTTGTCAATTAGTTGTTGATCTTCTTTACTATACATGTGTCTGTCTATTTAAAAATTCTTTATTCTCTTCTTTTTCTTTTATTTTGATAACAGCATTCATATATACTTTTGTTTCATCAACTAAAACTTGAACCTGTTTAAGTTGTTCTGTTATCTCCTCTAAGTAAGGCAATGATCTTGTTGGATCATATTTGTATTTTCTTGATACAGTATCTAAGATGTTTGTTTTTAAAAACTTTCCCATTTTAATATTAGTAGCCATAATTATTTTTTTATTTTGTTAAATTGAATTACTAGATTTTCTTTCCAATGGTCCTTATCAATTAGGTATTCGTCTATGATCTTATTAACTAGTGGAAGTTCCTCTACTCCTAGGCTTGATAACTTACTTACTAAAGCATCTATATGATTTTGGATATTCATAAAAAACTCTTCATCATTTTTAGCAAACAAGTTGATGTACTTTTCCAACTCTATTTCTAGTTCTTGCTCCGCTTGTTTTACTTTATACTTCAAAGAGTGCTTAAAAATTTTAAGATCTTTTACTTCGTCCAATGCTTCTAGCATTAATTGTCCATAGATAACCGCCTTGGTTACACTATAAAATACTTCTTGTTTTTCCATTATGTTAGTGATGTTTTTAGTTGTTCTCTTGTCATTCCATATTCTTCTACTAACCATTTTAAAAACTTATCTTCGTCTTTAGATTTGACAATTACAAATGTTGCAGAAGAAAATAGGTTACTTGTCAAACTAGTTACAATAGAAAACATTACAGGACAGTTTGTTTCTTCTTTAATTATAGCATCCATTAAATCATTTAATTTATGCTTCCAAGTAACGTCTTCATATCTACCTGTAATCCATCCTGACTCTATTTCCTTATAGCCCTCTTTAAATTCTACATCCATATAACCTCTCCATGCAGATGAATTTACCCATTTACAATCTTTAACAGGTTGATGATCTTCGTCATCATCTGTGTAAATTTCTTCGTAATAAGTATTAAAGGCTTTGCCTAATTCCATTGGGAAGTAATACTTCTTTGTCTCCTGATCTTGGGGTGACCATGTTTGAATTACAGTAGAACGATCTAAGGCCTGAGAATAACATTCTTCGCATAGGATTTCATCGTTACGATCATATTGGTAAAAGTCTAGATCTTGATCGATCT